AGTTCTACCGACCTTCCACGTCCCTCTCGAGAGGCTAGCAAAGCCTTCCGAGCCCCAACCACGATCACCACATAATGGATGATCGCCAGCCGGGACACAAGTTGCGAGAGAGTGGATTATTGCGGGTTCCAACCACCGCGCCTCAGCCTTCGCAGGCTCAAACGCGAGACACTGGATCTCATAACTCCAGAAGAAGTACTGGTCGACCTTTCCGCGCACGCGCGGGGACCAATCAGTAGCATTCTCCGAAGCAATCACAATGTCGCCAAGTGTATCGTCTTCCGGGTTGATAAAGTCCGGACCGTAGAACCGAAGTTCTTTTGGAATAAGACGAGTTAGCTTGGTGGCGGCTTTTCCACACCCAATGCGCCGCAGGCCGTTTATGGCACTGTACGCTTTTGAGAGTGTACTTAGATTGCTGAACCGGAAGGAGTCCATTTGGACTCCGTTCCAACCATTCATACCGCAGCTTTCGCGAAAGTAACTAGTCGCATACGACTTCTTGGTATTAACCTCGAAGCCGAAATACTCAAGCCATTTCACTACACTAGGATACGAATAACGATCCACGACGATATCATCGCCATAAACCGCCCAGCAATTTCCCTGGGTCTCCTCGGCGGCTGCACTGCTTAAAGCCCAAAACACGAGTGTTTCGAGCTCGAACGTGTAGCCATTGCCCATACTGCTGAACTTCTCGTTCAGCCAGCTAGTCCCCTTGTTCGGAAAGTCCACAGTGAACTTAGACCTGGTCGCGTCCATGACGTCAAACCAGGCCTTATCCACATGCGGATTGAACTCGGGAGAAAGGAGTAATTGCACTAGGAACCGCGCCACCGTGTCGGAGGCGCTCGACAGATCAAGCGTGCAGTAGAATCCCTCGCGGGACCCGACCAACGCCAGCTGCCTGTTAAGTTCCTGAGAATCGAGGTCAATCGCGGCTCGCCATTTAAGGCGTTTCCGGATCATTCCGCCGATCCCCAGCTGGAGGAAAATATTCCATCCAGGCTCGATGCAAATTGACCGGTCAGTCAGTGCCGTCTTCGGCACGGTAGTGAAAGTGTTCCCTTCCAGAACTTCGCACAGAGGGCTGAATGGCCCACTGACGTCCTCCTGTTGCGCTAACCAGCGCGATAGGGTATGCGAGAACTGTGACAGCACCCACACCCACTTTCGTACACCAACAGTGAGGCTTTGACGCCCCACAAGTTTGTGGTATGAGCTGACATAAGGACGCTTGGTCAGAGCGTCCGAGCCAGGCCCCCAGCGACAACTTTCCAACCACTCCCCTGGGTCGAAGGAACCTAGGACGTAAGCTATTTTCCGCTGTGCTCGGGTGAGCACTTTATAAGCGCGAGGGTTTTCCTCGTAGCCGTACGCCAGGTCCCGCAACTTGCGGTTAGTGTGGAAGCAGCGCTGCTCAGCTGCAACAGCCTTCGCCGTTGCAGCGCTCTTGCGTTCTTCATCCGTTATGCCCTCAAGCAACGTACTTTTCCGAAGAAGTTCTGTTGCGAGAAAGGCACCCTGCGCGTCCTCAAGACTGTTGTAGTCTGAGGGGTCAAACTTCAAACCGGCGAGTTGACTATGCTCGCCATATCTGAAGAGGAGCCAAACAGCTAACGACCGGGGGTGATCAATTTCCCCCAGCGCCGTGCCTAGCACCTTGCGCAAATCACTGTCCTCTAGCTCGAAATGGTTCAGTAGATCCATGACGAGCTCCCCAACACGATAAGATCAAGCGCCTTTGCGGGCTTGACTTTCCGAGAGGGGATTACGAGCAGTCGATCAAACTGCTCTTCAAGAACCACCCACCTACCAAGGAGGTAACCGGTGCCGTGGCGCCGGAAAGCCATTACCTTCCCCCAAGAATGGGGGTCGGAGATCCTCAGATAAGCCAGGAGGCCGGAGAGCTCGCCTTCATCATCCAAGAACCATGCTGTAAGTTCACCAGGCCGCGCGAGCGGCAGGCGATCAAACCATTGGTCACAAGGGTAGTTGGCGAGAGTGCCGTGAACTTCTGACTCATACTCGTACTCCGGTTGGGCCTTTTTGGGCTTAAACAGAGCGGGAACCTGTTTGACGGGTTCCTCGTTACGAGATGCCTGACTCGGGTTAGCAGTCAGGATGCTGGGGCGTTGTGAGTTACTCACTGTGATTTCTCCAAAGGAGTTTTAGACCATCGCGGATATCCGCGACAGAAGGGAACGTTAGCAGCAGGCCTTTAAGGACCATGATAGCCGCTAACGCTGAACGAACCGCGACGAGTGGTTCCTTTCGAAACCATCGCCCAAACGCGATAGCCACCTTGCGGAGGCTACGCATACGAACGCTTACGCGCTCGGCGGGCTGTAGTTCAGGACGGTGTCCGTGAACTGAGCCTGCTGGGTGAAGCCGCGTTGGAACGCAAGAGCGTCCTTCACCGGTTGTGCATCCGCACGGCCGTTGCGAACCAACTTTCCGAAGAAAGTGGTCTCGTAGGCCAGGGTTGCCTGAGGGTTGATACCCGAAGACGTGTTGTTAGACAACGTCTCGAGCGTCGGGACGACCACCTTGTAGTCGACGGAGAGCAGTTGAGACTGCTCGCCGGCCTTTTTGGCACGGCCGAACTTAGGCAGACGGGCGTATTGCTCGATACGGTTTGCACCGATCGGAATACCTCCGTTCACGCTGAAGTCCATCCACGAGTTATAGAGGCGACCGTCACCCTCGATGCGCAGAGCGCCCTTGGTGAAGGTGTGGTTTGCAGGAGTCGATTGACCATCAGCGATGGTCATGTTGGCAAAAGCAGCCATTGGTTTGTATCCTTATAAAGGAGGTTAACGAAAAGCGTACCGCAGCAAAGCTGCGGCAGAGGCCATCTGTCCGGTTTTCAGATCGAATGGATTGGTGACCTTTATTCTCAACGGCACTGCCGTGGGGAGTGAGGTGACCAACGACCTTTTGAAGATGTGGGTGTCAAGGTGCTGATACGGATGATCCATCCGTTGATCAGTACTGTAGTTGCTGTAACCGCAGTAAATCACCCCGTGTTTTCCACGTGATTGGCGAACCAACCACTTCCCGCGTTGAAAGCCCGATTTCTCGGACTTCAGAGCGCGTTCCACCTTCCACTGATTGAACTCGTGCAGGCTCTGAAGGACCTGCCCGACGTTTACAAACCAGTCGGTCACGAAGGAGAGTGGTAGCAAATTCCAAACGACTGATGCCGGGTCTGTAAAACCCAGGTCAGCGAAGAAATTGTTTTCGTGGCGCCAGTTCCTTTTGATCTCGCCGAGCCTCGTTGCCGAGAGCTCGTCAATAACCTTAGGAGTGAACAACCACTTGGGGGAGAGCTCATAGGTGTAACCTATGGAGGACTCATCCTTCCAGTACCACCCGTAGACTTGCTGACACGAGTTTGTAATCGTGTCAGTAGTTTCACCTGCGTTCGAGACGCTATGCTTCACCCTAACCGTCACGGTTTTGGGCGGGCCTAACGTCCTTTTCAACGCCAAATATCTTGCGGCGTTGTCGATATCGGAGAGGAGAGGTCGCCAACCGAAGTTAAGCGACATCCAAGCGCCAGCGAGGTCGTCGATTCGCCCATGTTCTCCATAACGGAGCACAAACGAGTCGACACGGTCCATTAGCTTTTTGAGCTCTTTGTTCCGCTTCGCAACCCATTTCTTCCCCTTGGAAGTAAACGAGCTGGATTCACCCAATAGTCGAAAATCCGTATAGCGGGCGATAACCCGATCACGGACAGACTTTGCGCCAGCAAATCCCGAGGGATTTCCTCCGAACAGCTGACTCAACGCTCCGGGAACATTCCCTTTGCGCAGAGCCAGCATACCCTGCGCTACGCGACGTGCCGTCCCGGCAATCATCGTAGCGGTCTCTCTCGCCTCACCCAGCGTTACTAACGCGTTAAACTGAGTTCGAGCGTCGACCAACCGTGCAGCCATCTTGTTGATGCACACGGTTTCCGCAAGTTGCGGTAAGGTCGCCGGTCTACCCCAGTTGGCATTTTGCCACTGGATGGACGAATAGACGATCTGGCCAGTCCCTAGGGTCTGCCAACTTCCGAGCTCATGGCTCCATACCCACAAGGATGAGTGATACCGCGGGCCAGGCCCGCTGTGTTTCATCCTTTGGTACTCCACCGTCTTCCACTCTCGGCTTGCCGAGTCAGTCCCAGGATTAATAACCCAGCGTCTCCGCTGAGCGTTTACCTGAGTGATTGTAGTGGTTGTTGACGGATAAGAGAAGTTCGAACGCGTTACAGCGTTCTTCTCGTCGAGGTTTTTCAGGGGCACTATCAAGTCTCCGGATAAGACCCGATAGCACTGAGGGCAAGATGCCTCTTGGGCCGTAGTTGCTTATTACGGTACCCTCGAAGGGAGCCTAGCCGCTAAGTTCATGACTTAGCGGAGTGCACCAAACGGGATGTTCTCCCGAATGACCCCTCCAGCCTTACGGCTGGT